CACAGCCGCGTGATGTCTGGCAACCCAAGCCTCGCAAGGCAGGGAAGCTGGTCAATTACTACAACGCACTGGGGCGCCAGTGCACTATGGACGAGTGCAATGCAGTGACGGTTGAGCAGCATCACGCGGCCGACAAGTCGGTTGTGATCCGCACTGCTGCTGGTCATCGCACGATCATGAAGTGGAAGTCCCTCAAGCAGCACTGGAGTCCCAGTGTTGTGCGCACCCTGCTGGAGGAGGAGATCAAGAATGGCTAAGGCCCGTAAGAAGGCAGCGTTCAAGGACAAGAAGCCGAAGGACGATGGCAGTCGTTGGCAGATCATGTCGAAGGCCACTGGTCGGCCGGTTTACATTCAGGTTGGAGACGGATTGAAGCGCCCGGAGGCTGATCGGTTGGCCTCCAGATTGCTCACTCCAACCGAGGTCGTGTGTATCAAAGAGCCAGACGCGCAGTAGCGTAGTTCGCGCAGAAGTAGCACCCATCGCCCGTTTTTACTCGCCCTGAAACACAGGGAAGATCGAGTAAAGACGGGCGATTCTCGTGGTTTCAGTCGGCCGCTTTCTCCAAAAGCCCGCAAATTGCGTACTTTTACTAGGGCAAGTGGTAGGAAGGTACCCCCCTTGGCACCCAGTAAACATAAGGGAAAAGCCGACGTGCCCCCGACCCCCTCTATAGGAGGGGGGAGGGCACTGTCTGTCCGGGGGCAAATCGAAAAACTGCGCAAGTTTCCGTCCGTAGGCTGCGTCACTCTTATTAGCGAGGTTAGCCGTCGAGGCAGAGGCGGGACAGGTCCGGCCGATGTGCAAGTCATAGAAGCCGGAGGGTAGGCGGCTGACCTCATGTCCAGTACCTAATGAGGAGCAGACCGGGATGCAACCCATCGAAGGACTTGTTGCCGAAGCGCAACAACTGATCAGTCAGGGATACAGCCAGAGGCGAGCGGCCGCAGCAGTCGGCGTCGCGGAAAGCACACTCAGGTACCACCTCAACGGCCGATCCACCAGCACCGGGCGCGACCCCGAAGCAGAGCGGCCCTATGTGCGAGTCACAGAGGACGAGGCCGTCATCGTCGCCAAGCCTTCCAAGTCGGTCACCGACCCATACCAGCTCATGGCGCAGATGGGCCTTGACCCGGCCGACTGGGACAACCCCTCCTGCGTCATCAACCAGTGGGGCGATGCAAGCGACCCGAGCTACCAGCTCAAGCTCAGGCTTGAACGCCGCAAGCCAACCAAGTTCGTCACCCCAGCGGTGCATGTGCCACCTGTGATCCGTTCGGCTCGACCTGCGTACTCCGGCGTGTCCAACGACACCGTCGTTCTGGGGGACCAGCAGGCACCCTACGAAGACCCGGAAGCCCACGCCCTTGTCCTACAGGTCTTGAAGGATCTCAAGCCCACAGCGGTCGTTCTGACGGGTGACACCGTTGACTTCCCTGACATCAGTCGTCACAAGGACAACCCTGAATGGCATGTCTCCACACAGGAATGCATTGACGCCGGGTACCGCCTGATCCGCGACTATGTCGAAGCGGCTGACACTGCCAGCTTCACCAAGCTGATCGGCAACCACGACGAACGAATCCGCAACGAAATCCTCAACCGCGCCGAGCGCCTCTACGGTGTTCGCCCGGCTCCGACCGAGGACGACCCAGATCCACTGGAAGCCCTGTCGCTGCGTCGACTGCTGCACCTTGACAAGCTCGGGGTCAACCTGATCCAGCCGAATGGCAACTACACACATGCCCAGTTCCCAATCCGTTCGGACCTTGTCGTCCGGCACGGCTGGTTGACTGGGGCCAATGCGCCAGCCAAGTCCCTCCAGTCAATCGACTTCAACCTCATAGTGGGACATACCCACCGCCAGAGCATCACCAAGCGCCTCGTGCATGACCATGAGGGCCGCGTCCGTGAGCAGTTTGCCGTGGAGACCGGGTGCCTCTGTCGTCTTGAGGGTGGCCTTGGTTACGCCGTCGATCCAAACTGGGCGCAAGGTTTCGCAGTTGCCACCACATGGGAAGACGGCAGCGTCAACGCCGAGCTTGCCACGATCAAGAATGATGGCGGCCGCAAGTCACTCTTCTTCCGGGGAGAGAAATGGTCGGTATAGGCGTCCACATCGCCAGCCACTGGCATGGGTACATTCTCGCGGTGGCAGTCATCTCACTCTGGCTGATCGTCAGCCGGGGTGAGTACTGATGGCAGCCAAGCTCACACGCGAAGGCGACGTACTCTCGCTCACTCTGAGCGGCATGCCCAAGCCGGACTTCAACGAGGCGCTCAAGCGCGTCAAGATGATCCCCGGCCGCCGTTGGAACCCTGATGCCAAGACATGGGAGTTCCCGGCAGAGGCTGCTACCGCAGAGCGGATTATGCACACCATCCGACCTGTGCCCAGCGCCGAGGTCATCGGCTGGGTTCGCAAGGCTAGGGCTGACACGGCCGAGCAGCTTGCCACCGACCTGCCCGTTGACGCACTGGGGCCACTGGCCCTGCCATGGGCCAAGAAGCTCTACGGGTACCAGCGGGCCGGAGTGGAGTTCCTTGTGAACAACCCATCCTCGATGCTCGCTGATGACATGGGACTGGGTAAGACGGTGCAGGCGATCTCTGCAGTCTGGGAGTTCGTCCACCGCCACGACGAGAAGGACAAGCTCAATGCACAGCCCCGGCTGATCATCGCGCCCAACTCGGTCAAGGGCAACTGGGTCAAAGAGGTCGTGCAGTGGTCCGGCGAGGCGGCCATCGTCCTCGATGCCAAGTCAGCGGAGAAGCGCCGGGCGCAACTCAAGACTTTCCTTGCCGACAACCCCGGCGGCTGGGTTGTAATCAACTGGGAGAAGATCCGCGCCAAGCGCATAGCGGGCAAGGTCGTCATGGCCGAGCCGCTGATCAAAGAAGTTGAGTGGACTGCGATCATTGCCGACGAGGCACACCGTGCTAAGAACCGCAAGTCGCAGCAGACCCTTGGACTCTGGCAGTTGCAGGCACCAGTGAAGCTGGCGCTGACGGGCACACCAATCTTGAACAGCCCTGACGAGGTTTGGGCGCTGCTCGCATGGATAGCCCCGCAGCAGTACGGACGCGGTGGTGGCCGACTCGCATACTGGACTTTTTACGACCAGTATGTGGACTACTACGAGGGTCCATACGGGCGCATCATCACTGGTGCCCGCAACCCAGACGCGCTTAGGTTTGAGCTGTCTAACAAACTGGTCCGCCGCACCAAGGGCAACGCTCTTGACCTGCCAGAGAAGACTCGCCAGCACATGGACATCACCCTGCATCCCAAGCAGCGCAAGCTCTACGACGAGGCTGAGAAGCTGATGTGGCTGGAGATCGTGCAGGCTGAGGGACCACAAGCGTTGGAGAAGAACATCCTCGAAATCCCCAATGGGGCTGCCCGCTGTACTCGTCTGCGCCAGATCGCATCTTCGCCGGCGTTGCTGGGCGCTGAGGATGTCTCGGCCAAGCTCGATGTTGCAGTTGAACTGATTGAGGACTCCGGCCGCCAAGTCGTAGTGTTCACCGAGTTCAAGAAGACCTGTGACCTGCTGGCCCAACGGCTTGCCAAGCGCAAGATCAGCACCGCCCTGATCACGGGTGACATTGCACCAGAGGTGCGCACCGATTCTGTGCAGGAGTTCCAAGAGGGCGACATTGACGTGATGATCTGCACCCTTGACGCTGGCGGCGTGGGCATCACCTTGACTGCGGCCGACACCGTGATCTTCCTTGAGCGCGACTGGACCCCGGCGATCAACGAGCAGGCCGAGGACCGCCTGCACCGCATCGGTCAGGACAGGAATGTCACGGTCATCATCTTGCAGGGCGTCGACACAATCGACACCGACAGGGTTGCACCAGCCAATGAATTGAAGTCAGCCATCGTTGGGTCTGTGATCCAACAGGACGCAGTAAGGGAGAAGGAATGAATCTCATGTTAGAGCAGGCCAAGCACACCTACCGGGCGCTGGCGCATTACGAGTGGACCAAGGGGCGAGAGATGGACAGCGCCGCACTGGTCAACCATCAGCAGGTCATAGCAAAACTCAACGATCTCATCAGCAAATTGGAGATGAGTAATAACTGCGAATGTTGTGAGGAGTCATGAACAACCCGTATACAGAAGCAACCGACTGGTCGTGGGACAAGTACAGCATCAGCGTGTCACTGCATCCCGACAAGGGCATTGTGATTGGCGTGTCAGATGACACTCAGTTCACAACTGTGCCCGTCGTGCCACCAGCCGTGGCTCGCAGGTTTGCCAACTACTTGCTGGTAAACGCAGACCGAGTTGAGGCGGCGGGCGCCGGAGGCTGGGGGCGTGGAGCCATAGTCGACAACACCTTTGACGATGGGCTGATGGAGTGCAAGTACATCTACGACTGCACCCGACCAGACTGTGAATGCACCCATGACCGTATGAGCAATAACTGCGAATGTTGCGAGGAGAAAGCATGAGAAACGAGAAGATCATACTTGCCCTTCTGTTCACGATTGGCTTCTGCGCCACCTACTCGGTACTTGTTGCCACGGTAGCGAGGTAACCATGGACCATCACATGAACGAATCCCTGCGAGTCTTCTATGAGAAGAAGCAGGCACACCATCAGATGAAAGCGGCCAGCGATGCTGCAACCGAGGACTACCGCACCGCCGAGCAGGATGTCCTTGATCGCATGGAGGAGTTAGGTCTCAAGAACTTCACTGTCAACCTGCCGGGCATCGGCGAGGTTCGGTTTACCAAGCGCAAGCCGACTGTGTACGGCCGCATCATTGACCCGGACGCAGCGTATGATGCGCTCCAAGCTCAGGGTCGGGCGGAGGAATTGTTCTCCCCCAAGATCCAAGCGAGCCGCCTCAACGAACTCGTCCGTGAAAGTTTGGAGCAGGGGATGCCACTCCCTGACGGCGTAGATTTCTATGAACGTGCAGGGGTTACTGTCTCCCGCATTCAATAAAAAAAGTGTCGTCCGATGGGTCTGGTAACTTACCGTCGGTCGTTCAGTAGTGCACCGAAAACAACAACGAGCAAAGAGAGCAACACATGACATCAAGCGAGGTAGTACCACTCAACAAGCAGGAGCAGGATCTCGCCCTTGCAACTCACGCAGACCTTGACGACGCAGACCTTGTGGTCCCAGTCTTGAAGATCTGCCAGTCACTCACGGCAGAGGTCGTCGAGGGTGACGCAAAGGCTGGCGATTTCATCAACAGTCTCACGCAGGAAAACTTCGGCAGCGAGATCAGTTTCATCGTCGCTGCATACCAGAAGGGCCGCTTCTACTCCGACAAGGAAACCGGGCGCAGCTATGCTGCCATCGGTCCCATCGCGCCAGACTCATGGCCGGAAGAGTTTGCAGGCAAGCCCTTCGCAGAGATCGACACGGCCGAGGAACGCTTCCGCGACCTCGTAAACGCCGGGACGATTGAGTGGGGCAATGGCCCTGCGATCTCAACGACTCACAACTTCATCGGGCTTGTTGGAGATAGCCCGGTGCCGGTACGCCTGTCGCTCATGCGTACCAATGTTCCTGCGGCTCGGAAGCTCCAAACGATGCTTCGGTTCTCGCAGGCGTTCTGGGACAATGTCTTCGTCATGAAGACTGAGGCCAAGCGGTCCAGCCGCAATGAGCCGTTCCAGAGTCTTGTGGTTAAGCAGGGAGGCAAGACCACAGGAGAGCAGCGCACGGCCGCCGTTCAGGTAGCCATGGCAGTCAAGTCAGGCGGAGTTTCTGAGGCAGCGGCAGAGGTGCTTGACGACAAGCCTGCCAAGCCAAAGAAGTCCGCTGACGCGCTTGACGTTTAGTCGTTCGCTGTAGTTCACTGTCCACAGGTTGGGGAGACATTCCGGGTCTCCCCAACCACCTGACTTACCCGAAAGGCATTTATGCTGAACCAGTACATGAAGCTGTTTCGCGGCCGCACCGACGCATGGGGCACTGGCCGTGGTGAAGTAATCCGGGGTGCAGTACACCCCCAACTGTTTCAAGATCATCTTGACGGACGCGGCGAAGGTCTCGGAATCTTCCCCCTTCTTGATGATGCACATGTGCACTTCTCAGTGATCGACCTTGACGAGCCTGACTTTGAGGCGGCCGAGTCCATGAGGGATCTGCTGCCGGGTCACACTTGGATTGAGGAGTCCCGCTCTGGCAACGCTCATGTGTGGGCGTTCTTTGACTCACCCTGCGAGGCGTGGATCGCCCGTGGCCTGATGCGCGAGGCGACGATTGCGATTGACAAGCCTCGTGTTGAAGTGTTCCCCAAGCAGGACCGTCTGATGGAGGGCATGGTTGGCAACTACATCAACCTGCCGTACTTCGGGCAGACCCGGCCGATCCTCGATGTGACGCAGAACGAGTTCCTGATACAGGCAGTGGCGCTGCGTAACGACCCTGAGTCGTGGCGCAAGCGGGCGAGGTTCATCGGACTGGAAGCACCAGAGGAACGCGAGCACACCAGCGAGTTTGGTGACCAAGCTCAACTGCACCCCTGCGCCGAACACATCATCGCCCACCGCTTTGACAATCCAATCCGGGCGGGCCACCGCAACACTGTCTACTTCAACCTTGCCAAGCAGCTTCTCAACTGGCGCGAGATTGACGAGGACGAGGCGTGGAATCTGCTGGCCGAGCTTGAGGGTGCCAGCCCTGACCGCATCCCTGAGAATGAACTCCGTCGCTTGTTTCACAACGCGCAACGCGGAGAGTGGACCAGCACCGGGTGCGATGACCCTCTCATGAGTCCGTACATCCTGCCTGACTGTCCCATAGTGAGATACCGATGACCTACGAAAAACTATGTGCCTGCTTTGAGGGCAAGTCACGTTTCCTCACGGTTGAGGTTGCGCCCTACAATGACAGCGCCGTAAAGATCAGGTTCAACAAGGTTCGTGGTGAGATCTACGCTTCCTATGGCAACACCACGATGATGCCGCACCTTGTAAAGGTAGCGTTTGAGGTCAAGGAAAAGCCTCTTGACTACATCATCAAGATGTTGTTGATCGAGAATGGGGAGGCCACATGAGCCTCGCCCCAGAAGTCGAAGCACTAGCGCAACTGCTGGCATCACTGCCAGACGACGAGCAACGGCAGCGCCTACTCAAGCAGGTCACAATGCGAGCGGGCAGCGTCACACCAGACGAGAGCATTGGCAAGGCACCGATCATCACCTTGGGCGAGTATCTCGCTCAGGCGATTGAGGTACCCCCGCGTCTAGTCGAGCCAGCCCTGATCGTCCGTGGCGGAATCTTCTGCATCACGGGCGCACCCGGCAAAGGCAAGACCAGCTTCATGCTCAACTGCCTAATCAGTTGGGCCAGTGGTCGGCCGATGTTCCCCGGCTGCGACCAACTCGTTCCAAGTCAACCCGTGAAATCTTTGATCATCGAGAACGAGGGTGCACCGGGCGAGTTCCATCGCAAGGTCGGCATCATGCTCAACCAAGGGCCACTGTCTGACACGGAGAAGCGGCTTGCCAAGGAGAACGTGATGATCTGGGGTGACGGTGGTTACTCCGGCTTCAAGCTCGACGATCAAGGCTATGTTGACCGGCTTCGCAAGGGTTGCGAGGAGCACAAGCCTGATGTGATCTTTATCGAGCCGTTCCACGGTCTGTGGTCTGGTGAGGAGAACAGCGCGTCCGAGATGCGGAAGGTGCTGGACACAATGCAGGATGTCGCGACCGCTTACGACGCTTGCATCGTGATTGCCCACCACGATAGGAAGTCGGGCGCATCAGAGGACGGCGACATGATGAACGCCGCCCGTGGTTCTGGTGCCCTCGCTGGCGCGGTGACGGTTATGAGCCATCATCGCCCGGCCAAGGATGACCAGCTTCGTGAGTGGTCCGTATCAAAGAGCCGTCACGCTCCAAAGTCTCCACCGATCCGCATGCACTGGGATGACAATGCCCAGTGGTACTCGTGGGAGCCAGAGGAGAAGGGCGAGGTTGACGTACTCAAGCTGCTGCAGGAAGCCGAGGGCGAGCCTGTCTACATCAGCGATGTGGCAAGCCAACTGGGCGAGTCGCAGAAGTGGGTGCGTATGCGCCTCAAGAAGTTGAAGGACGACGGCCGTGTGAAGACCACACAGAGCCGTCCATCGTCTGGCGGCGGCACCACTGGTGTCGGTTACCGCCTTGTATTGGCCGAAGGATCAAACCACTCAATGGAAATCTAGGGAGCACCCGAATGAATCGCATTATTGGAGTAACAGGCAGCGCAGGATCAGGTAAGGACACCGTCTACCAGATCCTGAAATCAGAGTTTCCGCAAGAGCAGGTCAACAGGCTTGCGTTTGCAGATCTCTTGAAGAAATCAGCAATGCGGGCGCTCGCGCTTGACGATTTACACGCTGATGATTTCAAGGAGAACGCCACGGTGGAAATCCGCTTTGGTAATAAAACCGTTCGCACCCTGAGCGGCCGCGAGTTCTTGCAGCGTTACGGAGCCGAGGCACACCGCGACATTTTCGGTGACCACTTTTGGGTTGACGCGGCACTTTACGAACGACTGCCCGACGGTGCGACCGTGATCACCGATGTTCGCTACAACAATGAGGCTGAGGCGATCACTGCCATGGGCGGAGTTATCTGGGAAGTCACCCGTGACGGCAGGCGGATAGACGAGGTTGACCATTCATCAGAGCAGTCGATTGACCGGGTGCACATTGACGCGGTCATTGAGAACAACGGCACCAAGTCTGATTTTCGTAAGAAGGTTCTCTGGGCGTGGGGTGAACAGCCGCTGGCGTTTATGGAATGGTCAGATGAGAACTTTGTGCAGCGCCCGGCCACGGTGCCGCTGTTTCCTGACAGCCTTGCCAATCAACTTGACCTGTTTACGCAGGACAAGTACACGCGGGAAGAGCTTGACCACAGCTTCCTAAAGCGCAAAGAGATTGCCGAGCTTTTCAACGTCTCAATCGAGGCGCTCTCATGATCTGGGCAACGATTACTTTTTGGGAATCTGGTGACTGGGAGATCCAGTTTTGCGAAACTCATTACGAGGCGGGAAACAACGCCACAGGACAAGGCGGGTGGTTCAAGACTTTGGACGACGCCAAAGCATTCTGTGAACGCATGGAGGCCAACGCATGATCCTCGTCGGTGATTGCCTTCTACTTATGAGACAACTTGATGCTGGCAGCGTACAAACTTGTGTCACTAGCCCTCCTTACTTTGGGTTGCGTGATTACGGGCATGATGGGCAGATTGGTTTGGAGCAAACGCCAGTCGAGTTTGTGAGTGCGTTGGTCAGCGTGTTTGATGAGGTGTGGAGAGTCCTTGCGAATGACGGCACCTTGTGGTGCAACATTGGAGACAGTTACGCGGTCAAAGATAGGGGAGGCATCAAGCGTAAAGACTTGCTGGGCATTCCGTGGCGCGTAGCATTCGCACTACAGGATGCTGGATGGTATCTGCGTAGCGACATCATCTGGCACAAACCAAACCCAATGCCAGAGAGCGTGACAGATAGGCCAACCAAGTCACACGAGTACCTGTTTTTGTTGTCAAAGCAACCACGCTACTACTACGACCATGAAGCAATCAAAGAAGGCACGGCCAGTAAACCCACTAAATCAAAACCTAGATTTGGCGGATCTAAGTATGGGGATAGCAACGACCCCAAACACGCTACAAAAAGCGGCAATGTGTATACATCAACCGGAAAAAGAAATAAACGGTCAGTTTGGACTATTAGCCCAGCCCGCTTTAAGGGAGCGCATTTTGCAGTGTCCCCAGTTGGTTTGGTAGAACCTTGCATCCTTGCTGGTAGCAGACAGGGAGACACAGTGCTTGATCCGTTTGCGGGAAGCGGCACTACTGGCGTTGCGGCTGTGCGAAATGGTAGGTCATTTATTGGGTGTGAGTTAAATCTTGAGTATGCAGCAATAGCGCGTACTCGCATAGCAGAGGAGTTGAAAGCATGATCGAGTTTGATGTTGAGACAACTGGTTTGCAATGGTATGGCGGTCACAAGCCGTTCCTCGCCCAGTTCTGGGATGGGGAAGGCGAACCAGTCCTCCTCGACCCTGAGACAGACCGAGTCGAGATCCAGCAGTGGCTTGACCGTGGCGGCCGGGAAGGAATCCGGGCGTGGAACACGAAGTTCGACATGCACATGATTCAGTCAGCCGGGTACACCCTTCCGCCGCAGGAGTCATGGCATGACGGAATGGTCATGGCCCACATTGTTGACGAGCGCAGCAGCGTGGCCCTCAAGGCTCGCGCCGCCGCATTGTTCGGTGAGCAGGAGCGCGACAATGAGAAGGAAGTCAAGGCGTGGCTCACAGAGGAGAACAAGCGCCGCCGCACCGAGGCCAAGGAGTCAGCCAAGGAAGGAGGGGAGCCACTGGAGTTTGAGCCACCGAATTATTCGGATGTGCCCGACGAGATCATGCACCCCTACGCCGCCTTGGATTGCATCCTGACCAAGAAGGTCTGCGACACTTACGACCGCGCCATGAAGGGACCACTGCTTGAGGTCTACGAGATGGAGCGCAAGGTGCTGGGCGCCCTGTATAACGCAGAGCGCATGGGAATCCCAGTGGACCGGGAGGCTGCAGCTCGCTTTGAGGCTGAGGCCGCTGACAACTGTGAGCGCCTGCACGACAAGGCAGTCGAGCTTGCCGGGATCTCCAGCTTCAACCCAAACTCCAGTGATCAGATCGCGGAGGCTCTGAAACGTCGCGGCGCTGATCTTAGATTTGTCAGCAAGTCTGAGAAGACTGGTAAGCCAAGCATGGACGCGGAGAACCTTGCCGCCGTTGATGACGAGTTGGCCCGCACGATTGAGTCGTTCCGGGCGGAGTACAAGGTGCTGGGTACTTACCTGCGCCCAATGCTGCACCGCTCGTGGGAGGCTGGCATGCGTAGTTGGAAGCAGCCGTTCATTGCTGATGACGGGCGGATCCATCCTAACTTCCGGCAGGTTGGAGCTAGGACCGGGCGCATGTCGTGCTCAGATCCAAACATCCAGAACTGGCCGCGAGACGACCTTCGACTGCGCTACCTGTTCCGCGCCGAAGAGGGCAAGTCACTGGTCACTGCCGACCTCGACGCGATTGAGCTCGTTTTGTTTGCAGCGTTCGCCGGCGACGGCCGACTTCTGCGAGCGGTCAAGTCAGGCGAGGACATGCACCTGCTGGCCGCGAAGATGATGGGCCTTGGCGACAGGGAGCGCACAGGCGGCGTGGTTGAGTCCGCCCGCCAGCGTGGCAAGACAATGAACTACCTACAGGTTTACGGTGGCGGCGTCCGCACAATCCGCAAGACCTTCGGTGTGGATCAGAAGGAAGCCCGGCAACTCTTGGACCGCTATCACACGGCGTTCCCAGAGGTCGGCGGGCTGCAGCGCAGGATCGAATACACACTGATGGATCGTGGGTATGTGAAGACTCCATGGGGGCGCAGGCATCGCTGCTTTGACGCTCACAAGGAGGCTTACAAGTTCGTGAACTATCTCGTGCAGGGCACAGCCGCTGACCTGTTGAAGGCCAGCCTTGCGAAGTTGCACGATCAGGGCGTTCCAGTGATCGCCTGCGTTCACGATGAGATCATCGCCGAGTGTGACACGGCTGACGCGCCAGAGGTCGCCCGCATGATCGAAGCAGCAATGACCGAACACCCACTGCTTGCAGACCGTGTGCCGCTCGGTGCGGCCGCGACGATTGTACAGCGGTGGTCAGATGCCAAGACGCCGGGCTACGTTCCCGGCTATGCCAAGGAGAGTAAATAGTGGGCCGCCCATCAGCAGCTAACGCAGTGAACGCAGAGATGATCGCCCAAGTTGTGGACGCCTCCGGGCTTCGCCTCTCAGAGGTATGCCACAACCTGCAGTGGTATGACTCGCGGGGGTGTGCTGACACCTCGCGGTTGCAGCGCAGGATCGGACGCCTCTACAACTCAAGCACCTATAAGGGTAAGGTTTACAAGTCCAAGCAGGTCACCCTTGACTACACGCTGGCGACCAAGATTGTGATCGCCGCCGGGTTTGACCCGGTTGAGGTCGGCCTCTAATAAAACTGTTGTTAGAGGCGTAATAGTCTTTTTATCAAGACATCCCGGCCAACCTGTCGGGATGTCTGCTATTCCCGACAGGTTGAGGTTTTCCGGCAGTGGGGTGCTGTTTAGTTACTCTTATGCGTTGGATAACTATCGACCCCGGAGAAGATACGGGTTGGGCCATCTGGGAGGATGACCAGCTTGTTGAAGCCTCAACGGACAAACTCTGGGATGTTATCGACGCACTTGCAGCCTCGCTCCTCAGCGTAGAGACAACGGGCGACTTACCAGATTTCGGGCTGGTAAGTCGTCTTGTTGTTGAGGATTGGGCGCTCTACCCATGGAAGCTTAAGTCGCTTGCATGGGATAAGTGCAGGACCGCTCGTGGCATTGGTGCCATCGAGATCATGTGCAGGATTAGCAACACTCAGTTCTTCCTTCAACCAGCGTCGATCAAGAAGTCAGCGGTCGCAGCCGGAGCCGAAGAACTGTTTCTTACACCACTCCATGAGAATCGCCATTGCAACGATGCGATCATGCATGGAGTGTTTTACTTGTCTCACCAGTGAGCAGAGAGCCACGGGTCGTGGCCTGTGAAGTTCTGGCAATCATGGAGCGATACCTCCAGCGCCAGAATCACTTGCAACGCGGCGAGGCTGTCGAGGTCTTGGCCGAGCGAGCCGGGATCAGCGCCCGCACTGTTTATCGCATCCTTGAGGGCAACC